GTTACAAAATTTTTGGAAAATTTCATATTGTTTAAATATTAGAAGATTATTCTCATAACTTTTTGACATGATAACTCCACCACTATCATCACTGTGAGCAATTAAATTAAAATATGAATGCTGGGTTTGGGCAATTTTTTCATTGAAATACAGCTGACTAAAAGCGTGAAGTAAACTTGAAAGATAATTAAAAATGCCCATCATGAAACTGTAAGGCATTGTTAATTCGTAATCTCCATCCTCACGTTGTTTTAGTAACTCAGCTAGTGATTTTGTTTTCTCATTGTTGAACAATATTTGTCTGTACCTAGATTGGATTCTTACTTTCTTTCTAAACATGCAGTGCCAAACAGATAAGAAATATTGTACAAATTCATCAGGTAATAAATTTTGCATTCCCAAAACAAAATAATAATATTTCCATAAATTAGATCTAGGTGCCCATTTTCTACAATCCAGAGTACAGTAAGTCTTAGCTTCCTCACCAGATTCAAATTCAAACACTTGACTATGGATAAACTTGGGTCTAACGTGACTTTTTTTATGAATCAATTCATTTGGGGTCCAATTGCAAAGAATTTTACAGAATCTTTCCAAGGGTTGTTGAAGTATCTTTGTTTGATCAGACATTACATAAATTTCTCTAGATCCCTTCCATTGATTTTTATCTTTTATATCAAATTCCATGGTAATTTTAGAGAATGATTCTATTTTTTCCTGGAAAGTTTTCTCAGATAATGTTAGAATCTTTTGAAATTCCGAATGGTTTTTAGGCTGATTGTTTAGGAAATCCACCATTTCATTTTGAACCTTTGAATTTGAAAATAAAACATCATGTCCTTTCCTACCCCAAAATTGGCCCTTGCTATCTCTCATACCTTTGCTAGTACTGATTTCAGTATAAGATGTTTGCATTAATTTTGTAAATTCATGAGCTAATGTTTCTTGTGAAACCATTCTTTTTAAATAATTTCCTGCATATTTGCCGATACAGAAGTTTAATTTTGGATCAAATTTGAAATCATCTTCAAAGACTAAATCTAAGAAATTATCATCATTGCAATCTACAGAGGATTGTTTCAAAATCTCTAATGGAACTTCACTATATCTGTCAGTAAAGTATTTATGTGTCTCCAAAACTGATTTTAAGTTTCTCAAATGTTCATTATCTCTGTCAAATGGTGCCATTGTCATAAATATGGTTTCATCAAATTTTTCAGCGCAAAGATCAAAATTTTCAAAAACTACGCCAGTAAACATATCATATATTTTTAAGTCTTTGGCATTTTCATAAATTTTTATATAATTTTTAGCAAAAAGTCTTTGCATCAAATAAAAATAAGGATCATAATCATAATCAACCATACTCTCTATTAATTCTAAGACACTTGTGTGTGTAGAAAGGCTGTTTAAATACAAATATCTAAATGATCCAAACCAAATCTCTAATTTTCTTCTTTGTGAGAACATGTTTAAAACCTTACAATACGCAAATTTTTTATAAACATCAAAGCTAAGATCACTTTCAAGTTGTGAGCTAATAAAATAATTTG